CGCTGTGGATAAACAGATTGAGATAAAACGGGAAGGCAACTTCTCATTCGTAAACTACGAATAAGGCTATATGTATAGGTGGGATTTTATATCTCACCCGTACGTATGGCCAAACAATTACTCTCAAACTTCGGTAAGCGGGGCGACACCAGCTTTACCACCACCGGCATAGCCCAAGGGCTTGCCGACATTAAAGTTGATATTGAGGATACTGCTCACTTATCACAATACTTCAAAGTCGTAGAATTCGAACCGGTATTCACTGCGGGTAAGAACTCTATTTCTTTCAATGGGTCCGACTTTCTCGCCGATGGTTCTGAAATCAAAGTTGAAGTTTTGGATAGTGATGGTAATTCACTATACTTAGCCTCTCCACCCCAAAAGAGCAACTTTGTTGACATTGCTAATTTCACAGTTGCCATTCACGTTTACAAAGAAACAGTCAGTGGAGCAGGGAAAGTATTTCTTGTAGGCACCACGACCAAGGGAGAAATTGTCAGGTGGTCGGCTAACATCACCATCAACACAACGTACCAAAACGTTTCTCGTGTACGTTTTCTCAGTCCCGTGGCAAAAACGAGGAATGGGCCGTACATGGATATTCGTCCTCTTCTTTATCCAGTCATTCAAAATACAACTGGTTCCTCCCTATCAACTGAGGTCACAGTCTCAGGCTCATTTTATCTCCGAGTGGAAAACTCCAATGGATTCTTTTCCCCCGGCTCCGCTAATTACGGATTCGTATTGCCAGCCAATGCGGCAATTGTCTTATGGTCTGCGGTGACCGGAGACCCGAACAACAGGGTGGATTCGTTCAACAGCCAGATGGAGGGCCAGCCCATCACGCTTCATTACGATTACGTCAATCTAAAGACACAGGATAATCCTCCCGTTTACCAATATAAACACGCTGATACCACAGCGACCATTACGAGAGTCCGAAGCACGAACGAAATTGAAGTAAGTACTATTCCGCTTGGACCCATTGCTCAGTTATCATCCTCGGGTGGGCAATTCACAAGTAGCTATTCCCAAATTTTGTATGTCCGTCAGGCGGTAACTGTTCCATGCACATCCGTATGGATTCATGACACTCTTCCGGGCTACATGGAAACCCAAGTCAATTCTGACACATTTACCGCATCAATGGTCGGTGACAATGTAACAATGAAGTATTCATCGCTTACGCTTGACTATCCATATTCCTATGCGTTTAACCCTGCGGTTAAGACTTCGCAAAACCGTTATCCAGTAACCGCCAGCAATTTCACAATTCAGGCAGTAACCGGAAGCCGAATTATTCATACGAACCCATTCACCTATAGTCTGGTTCAAGGCTCTGGGTTTGGGACAAATCTCCTGCATTACACTGCATCGAAAGTAACGGGCAGTATCACTGTTCTCAGTGCGTCCAATCCCTATCAGCAATATGTTGATGCGGCTGGGTCTGCGTCTTTGATGAAGAAGTCCTATGTGGATATTGTGTATCGAAATCTCAATACGTTTTCAGGTTACGTGGCCCGCCATAAATTGTACGCCAGAAGTAACATCTATCCCGGCAATTTCGAGTTGATTGATGATACGGTCCTTGGACCGAGCGAACTTTTGGTTGACCCCATAACCGCTAACAAGAATTTCTCTACCCTCGGTGTCTTTGCCAATCAAGACCATATCAATCAGTATTGGTTTGCATCCTCGGCCTCTCTCAATTTGATTTTCAGCAACAAGCCAAGGCTGAACTCAATGATTATACGCCCTACCCCCGATTATTCGGCGGCAGATGGAAATTCGTATGTCATCGTGAAAGCAGGAGCCGTTGGAGTAGTCAATGACAGCAATTACTATCCATATGACGCTGCCGAGTTTAGTGAGTTCTCTGGTGTAGGATACACTTCCAATTTCATCTTTGTCGAGGAAAACGTCCTCTTTGTTCTGACCTCCGATATGATTGTGAATAAGGATAAAGAAGACATGGCCAAGGTCATGTTTTTCTTGACGAGTTCCTCAGACGGCATTCAGGGTGAAAAGGACTATGACCCTACATACGGATTGAAGCTGGGGGAAGTAGTTGTCTCAGATAAAGTAACGAGTAGAGTATTCTCCCCCGGAGACGCCCCGAAACTTTTCTTCACTCCGCTACACGATTATTATGGAGCATTGGTAGTTGTTCCAGTCAATTGTGAAGTGCTGCTGTCCAACGTATCCATGAAAAACTATGGGGACTATGGATATTCCCCGGGAGCGTGTGTCGTTCAAATCCCATTCCCAGTCAATATTGCTAACGAAAAATGGACTCTAAAATCTGAGTTGTTTGATGCCAACTACAATTTGATTTACACTCTGGCCCCGGTTGATGCAACGTTTGACCCTGCGGGCGCAAGTCTGTTCGGAAGCAACGCCCTTGGGTCTTCGGGTGGAAGTGGGGGAGTTCCGAGCACTCTTCCTACGCTAACGCTTACGGGACAACTCTACCTTCCCTACATCGGGCAATGCAATATTCCAAAGCGATTCATGGGATACAACATCCCACAGCACCATCCGCCTCTTTCGGGCGAGGGTTCGGTTTGTTATACGGAAGTGTCCGACTTATCCCTTGTTCCTACCAATACCAACGTCTCGACCAAGGACTACATCAACGTAGTTACGGAAGAGGGCGACGGCCAGCATACGGGGCGTGCAATAGCCCTCCGATACAGCGGAAGCACCCCAAGTGTCTTCGGAAGGCGGGTTTACGTTGACCCTTCTGGGGCTAAAACCACCTATTTATAAGGTTTGATGGGGTTTTTACCCCATATTTACCTATGTACATAAGGAAAGGCGTACAGTTATATGAAAAGCAACATCGAAATCGTAAAAGACTACCTTGCGGGAGACCGTCCATTCATCCAAGTCGGCTATACGGGCCAAGAATACGTCAAGCGTGCCGTAGGAGACACTTGGACTGACCCAAAGGGCCAAGAGTGGGTTCAGATGGCCAGCGGGCCTCGGAAGGTCAATAGAGTGGCAAACATTGTCCGTGAAGCAATTGGCGTTGAAAAATGCCGATGCGGACAGGAAGTTAAGTGGGGCAGTCGGGCAGACCGCCTTTTTTATAGAAAGACGGGTCTGTGCGAGGGGTGTCTCATTGACTACGAGACCAAACTACGTGTCTTGGGCATCTATGATGATTACGAGAAGTACAAACTTGCCTCCAATGAGTTGGGTGCCACGAAGGACATGAAGGCCAAGATTCGGGAAGCGGTTAAGTATTTCGAATCAGGTGATACCGACGTTAAGATGCTCTGCAATTCGGAAGGGTTTACGGAAAGGTGGAAGACCACCAATGCCGATGAAATTCTAACAAATGCCAAGAAGGATTTGAAGGAGGCTCGTCGTCGCATTACCGCCCTGACGAGAATTCGTGACGAACAGAAAACAAAGTACGTCGAAGCCTGTACCAAATACAATCTCGAAATCCTATGCCAAGCGGAAAAGCCCCTATCTATCAAGACCTAATCAGAGACGAATACAAAAAGTGCTTGGAGTCGCCCATATACTTCATGAAGCACTATGTCAAGATTAAGCACCCAATGCGGGGTACAATTCTCTTCGACCTCTTTCAGTTTCAAGAGGACACCCTCAAAGCATTTCACGATTACAACAACAATATCATCTTGAAATCCCGACAGATGGGCATTTCAACTCTTGTTGCTGCTTATGCGTTGTGGCTAATGATTTTCCATAAGGATAAGAATGTTCTTCTGATTTCATTGAAGCAGGATGATGCCAAGGACGTTGTTACCAAAGTCCGTGACGCTCATGCTGAACTTCCAAACTGGCTCAAAGTTCGATGCGTTGAGGATAACCGCCTCTCCATGCGATTCGTCAATGGCTCAAACATCAAAGCTGCCTCGACCACGAAGAAATCGGGTGTAGGTCAAGCCCTTTCACTCCTGATTATTGACGAAGCTGCCCTTATTGACGACGCCGAAGACCTGTGGACTTCGGCTCAACCAACTCTATCAACTGGTGGTAACAGTATTGTTCTCTCAACCCCTCGTGGTGTCGGTAACTGGTTCCACAAAATGTGGCAAGGTGCCGAATTTGATAACAAAGACAATACTGTTGGAAAGAATGGGTTTCATCCTATTACTCTTCCGTGGCAGCTTCACCCTGAGCGTGATGATGAATGGCGCAGAATCGCAGGGGAGAAGCAAGGCAATCCCAAGAAGGCGTCCCAAGAGTTTGACTGTAACTTCCTCGCATCCGGCGATAACGTTGTTGACCTCAATATCATTGAGTTCTACAAGAAGAACAAGGCATGTGACCCTATGGAATGCCGAGGCATGGATAAGAACCTATGGATTTGGGAGTACCCCGACAGAAGTCATGTCTATGTAGTGGCGGCTGACGTAGCCCGTGGCGACGGCGAAGACTATTCTGCATGTCACGTTTTGGACATCAGTAGAGAAAAGCCAGTTCAAGTTGCCGAATACAAAGGCAAGATTAGCACCAAGGACTTTGGCGATTTTCTCGTGGCTTTGGCCACGGAATACAATAGCTCTCTGCTTGTAATCGAGCGTGAAAACGTCGGATGGGGCACCATCCAAGAAGTCCTTGACCGAGGATATTCGAACACTTTCTACAGTTCCGCAGACTTGAAATACGTGGAAGTCCAGCGTCAGTTGAATAACAACTGGGCAGCAGAAGACAAGAAACTTGTCCCGGGATTCAGCACGAACATCAAGACTCGCCCGCTTGTGGTTGATAACATGGAACATTACATGCGCCAAATGGCTATTGAACTTCGTTCCAAGAGAACCCTCGCAGAACTGGAAACTTTCATCTGGAAGAATGGTAAGCAAATCGCAATGGAAGGGTACAATGACGACTTAGTTATGGCCCTTTGTATTGGTCTATGGGTTCGTGATACGGCCCTCCGACTTCGACAAGAAGGCATTGAACTGACGAAGATTGCAGTCGGTGGAATGACGAAGGATAAGATGGACCAAACACCGTTTTTCAAGGTGAGACAAGCCCAGACAGGGCATAATGCTTGGAAGATGAACACGGGCCGTCAAGGTTTTGGCAACCAAAACCAAGAAGATTTGAGATGGCTCTTGGGCTAATTCAAGCATATTTATACAAAAGGCCAATGATGGTCTTTGGACACATACACACTAAACAGAAGGACATAATATGCCAGCAAACCAAAATCAAGCACTTAAGCCGTTCGATGACGAGATTCTCGACGTAAAGAAACAGTCGCTCTATGCGAGGTTGAAGAGACTGTTCTCTACAGACGTTATTGTACGTAACGTCGGCGGAAAGCAACTTAAGATAAAGGATACCGATAGCATCATGTATGCTACGGATAGAAACAGTCTCCGTGACCGTTTCAATCGTATCCGCAGCACAGCTTACAATGCTTACACCCGTGACTTCGCCTTGTCATACCAAGCGGCCCGCATGGACCTCTTTCGTGACTATGATACAATGGACATGGACCCCATTCTTTCCTCAGCACTGGACATCTATGCTGACGAATGCCTTACCTATAACGAAGTGGGTAAGATGATTACGGTCCATTCTACCAACAATAACGTCAAGCGCATTCTTGAGAACCTCTTCGACGAAATTCTCAATGTCCGCTTCAATTTGTGGTCTTGGACCCGCAACATGTGCAAGTACGGAGATTTCTATCTCAAACTGTACGTCACGCCCGAATACGGCATCTACATGGTTGAGCCAATCTCGGCTTACAACGTGGAACGTATCGAAAATTCCGACCCATCCAACAAACGCTACGTCAAGTTCCAGCTTCGTCCTACTGATACATCACAGGCCGAAATTCTTGAGAACTACGAAGTAGCACACTTCCGACTCATTTCCGACTCCAACTTCCTTCCTTATGGTAAGTCCATGATTGAAGGTGGTCGCCGTGTCTGGAAGCAGCTTTCACTCATGGAAGATGCTATGCTTATCAGCCGTATCATGCGTGCGCCCGAGCGCCGTATTTTCTATACTGATATTGGTAACATCCCACCAAACGAAGTTGACGCCTACATGCAGAAGATGATGGACAAGATGAAGAAAGTCCCATACATTGACGAGCAGACGGGCGAATACAACCTTCGATTCAACCTCCAAAACATGATTGAGGATTACTACATCCCCGTTCGTGGTGGAGACAGCGGAACTAAGATTGATACCCTAGCAGGTATGGAATGGACGGGCATTGACGACCTTGAGTACATCAAGACGAAGATGATGGCCGCACTCAAGATTCCAAAGGCGTTCTTAGGCTATGAGGAAGGTATCTCTGGCAAGGCTACTCTTGCCTCTGAGGATGTACGATTTGCCCGTACCATCCAACGTTTGCAACGTATTATTGCATCCGAACTCAGCAAGATTGCAATCGTCCATTTGTATGCCCAAGGCTACCGTGACGAGTCTCTTGTTGACTTTGAACTTGAACTGACCAACCCATCAACCATCTTCGAGAAGGAGAAGATTGAGATTTGGCAGGACAAAGTAAGCGTATCCATTGACATGGTGGAGAACAAGTTCTTCTCCTACAAGTGGATTTACAAGAACATATTCAACATGTCCGAAGACGATGTTAAGACGGTGCAGGAAGAAATCGTTGAGGACGCCAAGCAGCGTTATCGCTTCACTAAGATTGAAGAGGACGGTGATGACCCAGCCAAGCCATTCAGTAAGATTGGTGGTAAGGGCGGTAAGGGTGACGACGACGAAGAGGGTGGTCTTGGAGACCTCGACATTGGTGGTGGGGGTGGCGGGGGCGGTGGAGGCGGCGGTGGGCTTCCAGACCTCGACGACCTTGGCCCAGAGGGCGGGGAAGATAAAGAGGGCGAGGGTGAAGAAGGCGAAGAGGGTGAAAAGGGGAAAGACGAAGAACCCGACCTTACGAAAATCAAGGAAGTCGTGGGAAATACCCGTGACCGTAGCGACAGAGACCAGAGCGGACGAGACCAAAGTGGCCGTGACCAAGAAGGCGAAAAAAAGATGCCTAACACCACGGAAGACCCACTTGGGCGTCTCGAACGTTCGGCAACTCCAAAGAAAAAGAGTGAAGGAAAGAAAGTCAGTGCTATCGCCCATAACTATGAGGGCGGCTCACCATTGGGCATTCGGGAGAGAGCAACTCCCCCGATTGACAAGGGTATGATTAGCAGTCTTTCGGAATTCCTCAAGAAATCCCAGCCAGAGACCAAAAGGGAACTCTTGCGGGAGAACCAACTCACTGGGAGCAAGTCCATGTTGGATGAATCCCAGATATTAGAATAAGTCGTACGTATCTCAATACAATCTTGGCGGTTTAGCCGAGATTGTCTATATTTATAATCGTTGAAGAGAACCGTCAAATACTATGCTGAATGTGGAATATAAGCGCACTTGCCCAGAATGCCTCCGAGATATAGTCTATACTTCATTAGACTCGTTCCGACATTCTAAATCAACGTCCAAATGCCGTTGGTGCTGCAATGTTCTGAGAGGGAAGACCTCAAACAGAAGAGGGTGTCATCACAAAGAATCCAGCAAGCATCTAATATCTCTTTCCCAAAAGGGAGTTCGTCGTTCTATGACTACTCGGATTAAGATGTCAAGAGGGCAGAAAAGACGTTATTCCAACCCCATCGAGTTACAAAAAATGGCAGATGCGGTAAAGTTAGCAATGCACCGACCCGATGTAAGGCAAAAACATATGCGAGCACTTCATAGGTCTAACTGGCTAAAAGTGAAAGCGGATGTGGGTCAGATGGAATTGTTATCAAAATGGAATAGGATAGGGTTTAGATTTGAGCCAAACTATCAAGTTCATACCGATTCAGATTTATTCTATGTGGATGGATATGATTCGAAATGTGGAGTAGTGCTCGAATATGATTCTAAATATCACAAAAGTATAGGGCAACAAGAAAAAGATAGGGTCCGGGAGAAAAAAATCATAGATGCTCTCCAACCGAGGAAGTTCTGGCGATATGATTCAGAAACCAAAATAATGTCTAATGTTTTGGAGAAAGCATAACTATGAGCCAGCAAAAGAAAATGCGTCATTCCAAATTCCGTAATACCGGAATCCTGTTTGAACTACTCACCAAGCAGGTCACAGCCGATATTATTCAGGGTAAGGATACGTCATCCGCCAAAGACTTGCTTCACAAGTACTTTCGGGAGACGAGCGAACTTGGTCGTGAGTGGCAACTGTATAGCACCCTACTGAACGAGAAAATCAAGGATGAACCCCACGCCGAAAGGTTTTTCTCGGTCATTTTGGAGGCACGCAAAAAGCTGAATGGCAGGAAACTCTCTCTTCTTAAGTACGATTTAATCAAGGAAATCAAGGAAGCATATCCTATCGAGGAAATGCTTAAGGCACCGGTCCGAAACTACCGAGTCTTGGCTTCCATATACAAAGTTTTTGAAGACGCTGTATCCTCGGAATGTAAGTTTGATGTCAAGGAAGTGTATCAATCAAAAAACTGCATAGTTGAACACATTGTTGACAAACCAAAGGTTACGCATTCCGAAGACGAACTCATCAACTATTATCAGACCCAGACTGAGGATATACGTCTTCTTACTTACAAACTTCTATGTGAAAAGTTCAACGAGAAGTACGCCAGTTCTCTCGACGACGACCAGAAGTCGGTTTTGCGTGAGTACATTTGCAACGTTGCTAACACGAACAACTTTGATGTTTTCGTCAAGCAGAAGGTTGCCGAAATTAAGAGGTCTTTGACGGAAGCCATTGACAGAATCAAAGACTCGGATGTGATGCGAATCAAAATCCGTGAAATTGTCAACCAGCTTGATAAAATCAACCCCGGCAAAATCGTTAAGGACAATCATGTCATGGTATTGATGCTCTCCTACGAGTTGCTGAAAGAGGTCAAAAAGCAATTACAAGGAAAGCCACATGATAATAGACATTAACATCCTCAAGAGACTCGGAAAGCGTTTCGGAGTTTTTCCTATTTCTGCCGGACACCCCGCCCTTCAAGCTGCATTGATGAAGCCAGCGGTTGTCTTTATCAAAGCCCCCGCAGGAGTCGAACCCGCAATTACTGGCGGTGGATACCAATGGGATGATGAACTCAATGGTTATCGCTTCGGTACTAGCCAGAAACTCTTCTTGGCTCCCGATGGAACTACCATTTGGACTTTCAAAGACGTTCTCTTCCGTGGTCTAGGACTTGATAGTGTTCAGAAATGGACCTCGGGCGATGCCGAATATCCGATGGGAAAGGCTAACGCCTTCTTTATCGTTTATGGCAAACTCACGGGACAAGATTTGGGTGAAGGCGAGACCGCTGGTGACAATGTTCCTGACGGCGAGACCGAACCCGGAGATGGTGGTGGATTGGCCACTGCCGATGACGAGAACGCCCCTCCGTATTCAAAGCAAGACATCCAAAAGATTTTGAAGGGTGAGTTTCCAGCCGATACCCAACAGGGGCCAAAAGCCTCAATGGCTACTTCAATTCCGGGCGAAGCGCCCTCGGGTGAAGAACCCGAAGCTTCGGCCCCAATGTCTGGGCCTCCCCCATCGAGATTGGCAAAGGGGAATCCTCCGGTTGAAGCGGGAAGTGAAGCCGAGAAAATCATCAAGACACTTTACAAGCAAGCGAAAATCAACCCTAACTCCAAGTTGAGTAAGCAAAATCCTATTCGACTTGACGGAGACGCAATCATTGACTTGTACCAGAGGGCTAAGAAAATGGCTCCCGAAGAAGGCGAAAAGTTGATTGCATTCCTCAAGAGTGGAGCAGTTCTACCTTTGGAAGAAGGAAAGATTGCCAAGTATCAACTGGAACGTTTGGTTGAAACCATTGTTGGTGGAATCGTCGGCGAAGTGGAGAAAGCCAAGCAGAAGGCCAAGGCCAAAAAAAAAGTAAGTAAGCCAGCCTCCAAGCCAGCGAATGATGACTATCCAGATGGAAGTTCTGGATGGCAACCGCCAGAGCATTCTCAAATGGATTGGGATTCGGGCGGGGAAAAGGGCAATATTCCCGGGCGTGGAGCCGAACAACAATGGCTGGAAGACCTTGCCAACAAATTGTGGAAAGACGCCGAGGACATCGGGCATAGTCATCAAGGATGGAAGGTCAAGAAAGTAGTTCCGCATGGCGATGGAACCAAGGCATATTTGCTTACACTTACAAAGCAGTACCACAAGAGTCGTATTTTCATCAATCGCAATGGACGTTGGTTCTGGACAGACCCAGTTGACCGTCATAACGGATGGCAAGAAGTGGAAGGGCCACAGACCGAGCCATCTATCGAGCAAGAACAGTCGGGAGCAGGCGGTGGAGCGGGTGGAATGACCACTACTTCGGCGGTATCTCCCGTGACTGGTCCAAACGCTTTCAAGAAGAAATGGACTGAAAAGTTTCAGGGCCGACAGGAAAAGGAAGAGGAACAACTTTCTGAAATGACCACGACCAGTGGTGGTGGTGGTTCAAGTGCTGGAACTCCGGGCTATCAAGTTCCCGGGGCGTTTGGCAAGAAGATGAGCAACCGAAAGGGCCATATTGAGGTTCTCGGATACAAGATGACTGCGCTGGGAGAAAAAGAATACAATACACCAGCGGATAAGCTTTACGAAGCCATCAAGCAGAATATTCATCGGATGATACGAGAAAGCATTGAGCATAAACCCGAAGGTGGTAAGT